TTCTCGGGGATATAATAAAGGTGGAATAAAAGCACTAGACGGAAAAACGCCAACACTTTCAAGTTCTGCTTGGGAACATAATAATCATCTTGTAGAAAACTCCCAAATCCGCAAGCTAACCCCTACAGAGTGTATGCGACTTCAGGGACTTCCTGATGGATATTGCGATGGGGTAAGCAATTCTCAGCAGTACAAAATGTTAGGCAACGCTTTTAATGTCGATGTAGTAGCTCACATTCTCTCATTTATAGACAAACCATTAACCAAAAAGGAGTAATTATGAAGGCTAAACCACTACCTCTCTATCTAACTCCCGTAAACATTCTAGACCCTACCGCTAACGATCAGCTCAAAAAGTATGGAGAGCTGGCAAGACAAATGGAGTTACGGCTGTTTAACATGATATGCCTAGAGCATGGAACCTTTGCATATGGGATCCGTGAGGATCGCTTAGCGATCGAGGAGACAAGACACAGGATCGGCGAGCATTGCTGGCACAAGATTAGCAAAGAGGGGACGTGATTCACAAATAATTTGACATCTAATATATATATATGTAATAATTAATTATTATTATCCCTATGAGGAGTTAACATGCCAGATTTAAAACCAGCTGAATACGATATAGTTACAATCCAGAATATAGACTCAGAAGATTTCTCATTTGAATATAACCGCTCCGCCGGTACTCGTCCGTACAACATCAAGGCCGGGGAAGTAGCGCGCTATCCTAGATTCCTAGCAGATCACGCAGTAGGAAAGCTGATAGACCAGATCCTTACTCATAAGAAAATCCGCACAAACGACAGGGCCATGCGCTTTAAGTACGCCGCCAAAATAGTTATATCGGAAGAAATAATTGTCCCGGAAGAAATGTTAAGTGAGGGGGAAATTCTCAACAAAAAGGTAGAGGAGTTAAATAAGGGGAGTGAGCTAGAAAACATCCTATCTCGCAAACGAGAGGGTTCACCAAAAGACAACTTCATTCTCCCAGAAGAAAAGGAAGAAGCGGTTGATCCCGTAATTAAGAAAATGGAAGAAAAGATTTTGGAACACCAACCAACAACAGAGAGACAGAAGCTTTTGACTTACGCAGAAGATGTCATGGGACTCACAATGGACGAGAAACTGATAAAGTCTTTTTCTAAGTTAAGTGATGTCCAATTATCTACAGAACTAGGGGTTGAGGAGGGTCAACTATGATTTTAGATGACGTGCGAAACCTAGATCCAGATGAGCTTACCTCTACCGACATCTCAGTCTTAAAAGAACACAAAGAAGAACTCAATGAAGACGAAAAAATACGTTATTCTAATTTCTTTAACGATAAGGAAGTTGAACCAATAACTCCAGAAGTTGTGGCGGCGGTTGTTGAGCCAGTAATAGAACCCATCATCGAACCAGTAGTAGAAGAAAAATTCACCAAGAATGAAGTACAGAAAATGATTGATGAGGCAATGGGTCGTGTCCCAAAGCCAGTGGTTGCTCCAAAAGAGGAAGAAGTAGCCCCATTCGTCGCAGAAGATTGGGAGCCAAAGGGATGGGGAGAGGTTTTTGATAAGGCGGTTGAGTACAATAGAATACAAAGTGCCAAGGTCAGCGCCAAGGTTCAATCCGATATAGACGCCATCAATGACACCCTCACATCAGAAATCGACGATCTAAGGGCGTTAGGCGAGGAAATTCCCGCCAAGGGAACGCAGGAGTACATTAAGTTTGATAACAATCTCACGGAACTTGCCATGAAGTATAAGATTCCTTCATTCAAATTAGCATACGGAGTATACAAGGAACTAAATAAGGTCGCCACCGTGGATCCCGTTAATCCAGTAGTTGTCCCCCCGGTAAATAAAGACAATAAGGAATTAGCACGAAAGATGGGTGGAGCCTCTAAAGAAGTTTCTCCCTCAAAAACAGAAGTTAACTACGCAACCACCATTCGCGGGAAGACTCCTAGACAAATTGCCGACTCCCACATGGACGAATTAGAATAAGTGTATAATTGTTAGCATGAGGCACATCAGCCCAATACTTGTTTGGAGGGCTTGGTGTGCTAAGTTATCAAAATCAATACGAGCTCGTACAATCATTGTCATCGGATTTCAACACAACTAATCTTATTCTTTTCAAAAACCTAATTAATATTGGTGTTCATAAAATCGAGCGATCCCTAGATATTTTTGTAAACGAACAAACAAAAACTTTTACAACCATCACGGACGCGGTTTCTGGGACCAATAACCAGGGATATGTTTTACCACGTGGATTTATTTCTCTAAATAGCATGTACGTTACCGTGGGTACAACTCAGCATCATATGGATAATTTAATAGAGGACCCAAAATGGTGGGGGCAGATAAACGCGACCACAACTCAGTCAACCTCAAATTATCTTAAATACGCCCACATCAAGGGTAGGACTATTTATCTCTGGCCCATTCCATCTAGTGCGAACCTCGTTACCGTCTCGTATTTTGGCAACTCCAAAGACCTCTCTCAAGCGGACTATACTACTGGCACAATCACCACCCTAGCTACTGCCACTAAGGCGGTAGTTGGTTCTGGATCAACCTGGACATCTCAAATGGTTAATAGGATATTCAAGATTAACGACGACTCCGAGTGGCATTACATAACTGCCGCCCCAACAGCAACAACCATTACCCTAGAAACCCCATATGTAGGAACCTCAATCGCCGCTGGAACATCTGCATATACCATCGGAGAGGTCTGTAGGCTCCCTGAGTCTACTCACGAACTGCCAGTACAATACGCGCTCTGGCAATACTTTGCATTCTATAGGCGCGATAAATTCCTAGCTTCTATGTATGAGAAACAATTCAAGGAAGGATTAATTGACGCTCAAATGGAGTATTCAACCTCTGGAAGCTCGATAATAATTAATGGTAGAACAGACGAAAATAGTCTATCCATTAATCCTAATTTTTATCCAACAGGGCTTACCTGATATGGCCAAAATCCCACTAGAGATTAAAAGGTTTTCCGGACTTTCCGAAAGCGAAAAGGAGGGAGGTAAGTCTACATTCTTGTGGGCCGAATCGGTCAACTACCGCTCCGAGCCAAATAAGTTAACGCTCCTTCCCCGAACGGTAAAAGAATCAGGTTCGGTCGTAGTTGATTTGGTGATGGCGGGTGACCGGCAGGGAACGAATACATATTTAATCGGCAATGCTGGAAACCTTTACAAACACGCCAATAATCATACCTGGACTAATCTGCGCACTATAGCCAACAATAGTGGGAATGGTCTTAAATACTACGGGGAAGACGGATATTTATATTATCCTAGTGACAAAGTAATAGGACGCTACGGTCCCCTCACCTCCACCCCAACCTTTGTTGATGACTTTCTTGGAGCAGAGGGTGGAATCCCAACAAACACCCACTCTCTAACCCTAAATGGAACTACTCAGTATGCTACGGCCCCAGACTCAGCCTCACTTTCACAAACCTCAGATATTTCACAAGAGATATTTGTTAAGTTATCCTCTCTCCCAGCAGTTGGGGAGACTAAAACCCTAGTCTCTAAATGGCTCAAGAATGGTAATCAGAGATCATATAACTTTTACCTTAATGGTATTTCTGGTTATTTTGGAAACGGTTCTGACGGGGCATATACTGTTTCAATTAACACAACCGACACCCCAATAGACTCGGCCTGTACAGGTACAGCTGCTGCAAGCACTTTATCTGCAACCAATGCTAGTTTCGCAGTCGGGCAACTTATCATGATTCATCAAACTCAGGGGACAGGAGCTGGTAAGTGGGAGCGTCGCACTGTTAATGGATATACTGCTGGAACAATCACCCTAGATGCTGTGCTCTCCAACTCATACACAACTGGTGCGCAAGTACTCGTATTTAAACAATATACAAACGTAACCATTAACTCTGGAATTACCCTAACCGCCAAGGCTTGGAATGGAACAGTTGGTGGGATACTTGGGTTTGTGGCTAGTGGAACCATAACTGGAACCGGAACAATTAGTGGAACTGGTAAAGGGTTTAGGGGGGGAACGGCTGGCGCAACTACTAATGCACTACAAGGGGAAGGAACTCCAGGGCTGGGGGCAAATGAGCTAACAGCAGCTAACGGCAATGGTGGTGGTGCGGGATCTGACTATCAGTCGGGCTCAGGAGGAGGTGGAGGTAATGGTGTGGCTGGAGTCAATGGCGGCGGTTCAAGCTCTTGGGGATATGGTGGATCGGTAGTGGGAACTACTGACCTAACTACCATGTTAATGGGAGGAGGAGGTGGAGGAGCCAGGGTTGGAGGTGGTCACGCACCAGATCCAGGGAACGCTGGCGGGGCAGGAGGCGCAATAATATTTATTTCTGGAACTACAATAACCATAACTGGATCAATAATATCTGGAGGCGTAGTAGGGGCTACATCATGGGAAACTGGTGGAGGAGGCGGAGCTGGAGGATCAATTCTTATTAAGGCTCAAACAGCCACTCTTGGATCGGCACTAATAACTGCACCAGGAGCTGCTGGTGGAGTTGGAAACACTAACTCGGGAGGTGCTGGTGGGGCTGGGCGTATTAATCTCGACTACTACACATCATATACCGGGACAACAACCCCTACTATCAACGTGATTAATGATCAAGGATTAGTAACAACAACATCCCATCAAATGACCCTTGCAATATCCTCAAATGGGACGAATGAGGAATTCCTAACAAAAACTATTTCAGCTGGATTAATCTCATCTCAATGGTATAGATTCGGAGTTACCTGGAAAGCCTCGACCTCCCTGGCAACTTTCTACGTAGACGCCGTTACTATCGGAAACTCTACTGGCACATTAACTTCTATTTATAACAGCACAGCCCTATACGCAATCGGGGCTAGTTTTAATGCCGCAGGAGCTGCAGAGAACTTTCTACCAGCCAAGGTTGATGATGTCCGACTGTGGAGCGATGTTCGTACCGCAGGGGAACAGGTTACCAATAACCTGATTGAAACTTCTGGAGGTTCTGCAAACCTAGTTGCATATCATCAATTAGACAATGCCCTGACTGATGAAACTTCTGGAGCAAACACGCTTACTAATGTAGCCACCGCTGTATTTACAACTGACGTGCCATTCTCGGCTCCAACTACAAGACGAGACCTAGACCAAGAGCTAAACACTTCTGGAAACACCTATACTTTAACTACCGCGATAAGTGAGGCGGCTACACATCGGCAAACATTCGTGCCAGCCAAGGATCCTCAGAAAACCCTGGAGGTAAACATCGCAGCCAAGGGAACTGGCAACTGGACTCTCACAATTCATGACGCCTTAAATAAAGAAGTAGCGGTGGCGACTGTATTGCTTGCTAACCTTAACACTGGCGACTATGAATTTACCCTTACAGCGTGGACCCCCCTTATTGGGGCCTCGTATCACTTCCACCTTACCTCGACAGTTGCTGATGGGACCGTGGTAACAACTACGGCGTCTGATCTAGAGACGGCAGACTTCCACACTTACTATCAATTCTTAGTCGATTCCGACTATCATCATTGTGAACAGATTGGAAATAAACTAGCCATCGCAAATGGTAGGTATATTGCTACCTGGGACGGGGCCATATATAACCCCCACGCCATAACGCTACCGTCGGGGTTTAATATTAGATGTCTTGGACTATGGAGAGGATACCTAGTCGCAGGGATCGCCCTCGGCAACAATATCTTTGACTACGACTACGGATTCTTGTTCATGTGGGACGGGACTAGTAAAACTTATAACGATTTCGTGCCAGTAAAGCAAGGGGCGGTAAACTCTATAATTTCTGGAGAACCGCTAGGATTTGTGGCTGGATACTCTGGAGACTACTGTGAGTTTAATGGTGGAGAGGTAAAGGTGATTAAGCGAATGCCTAGAATGACCGATAAAAAATATATTGAGGTAGCCCCCAAGGCCACCTGTACCTGGAGGTCCCTAGTGCACCTTGGAATGGGATTAAATACGGATAGTGCAGACTTCTCTCAGGGAGTTTACGCATACGGTCAGATTTCAGATGTTATCCCCCCGTCGCTCTCATATGACTACCCGCTGTCGATTGGTATAAAAAAGGCCACAGGACTCAGAATCGGCATGACTTACCCCGTGGGGAAAGAGCTAATGATCTCGTGGCAATACAACACAACATATGGGATAGACGTGGTATCTCCCGACAACTCACCGTTCCTTAGCGGACGCTATGAGTCCTTGATTTCTGATCTGGGCAAGATTTCAAACGAGAAATTATTATTCTACCTACGCTCATACTTTAAGAAATTAGTCAGCGGAGATGCTATCTCAAATGAAATAAAATTAGATCGCAATGATTCTTGGACACCTCTTGGAACTGAAAATACTGCCGACAAGAAAGAACTACGAACCCAGCTCCCAAACAACGACAATAGGTTCAACGAGTTCCAGGTATCAACAATCATAGCTACAACTAACACCACAAGTCCAGAATACTACGGCACAGCCTTGGAGTTCGATGACCTAGCAGGGGAGTCCCGAATATGATCGACGACAAAGACGAGATAATTATTGAAGGGATGATTAAATCTGAGGTTGACCGATCCCTAAATGGGAGAATTACTCAGACGATGATACCTAGTGGAACGATAAAAACTAGGCATGTCGGAGAGGGTGTAAGATTTATTAGAGCAGGAATTGCAAGTGAGAGACCCACAACTGGAGAACTAGCAGGGGCGCTATACTTCCAAACTGACGATTTTAAGTTATATGTCTATACGGGGTCTACTTGGAAAAGTATAACGCTTTCATAAGTGTATAATTAAAAATATGCCAGAAATACGAGAAGCGACAGCACCAGACATCTCAGGAGTCCCAACAGTCGGATCATATCTTGACACACAGTTTGCGGGAGAGCAGAAAATGATTGATCCCCTGATGGCTGCAATGTCCGCTCGAGAGAAACCTCTAGACATTTACACAAACCTAGAAAACGAAGCAGGGATCCCGCAACTCAGGACTACCGCCGGGAACATCTCAAAAGAAATTAACAGACTAGAAGACACAATAAGCGGACTACCAGAAAACATCGCTGGGCGTACCCGCGAATCTATGGTTACAGAGGCCATGAAAAACCGCATGGTCGCCGCAGAGGGTCAGCCAATGCAGGAGAATCTATCTAAGCTCACTACTGGACTAGGACGCATTCAAGGGGCAATCAGCGAAGGAATGCAGGGTATTGGAGTTAAAACTGGACTTGCAATGCAAGGACAAGAGATGGATCTACAACCACTTCAATTCCAATATTCCGCCCTCGTTGATCGTAATGCCCGGGCTCTCACCGGGTTTACCGCAGACAGACAAACGTCTATAGACCAGATATATGCCAAGTGGTCTAGGGGCAACACCATTAGTGATATGGAATGGCAGAAAGCAACTGATGACGCTCGCAGTGAACAAGACTACTACCGTAAAATTCAGTCAGCCGCAGGAGCCGCTGGAGTCACCGACTTATCAGGATCAACTAGCGACATGTTAAGGCGCCTTGGTAAAACAGTATCTGACCAACAGAGTTTTGATAACGCAATGAAGAAATACACGACTTATAAAGACGGGAGTGGTAAGGGCACAACAGGAATAACAATACCAACAAAAACAAATAATTTTAATGCTAGTAGTAATGGATCATATGTATTGGTGGGACCGACAAAAGTTAATACAGAACAAGCAAATAGAAATAAAGATTTAAATGATTTATATGCCACCATGTTAGGAGCAATGTGATAGATCCAAACAAATTACAACAATTTATTACAGCTGCCAAAGCTAAGGGATATAAGGATGAAGATATTGCAAGCCTTATTCAGCAGAAAAGCGGGGCACAAAATTTCAACACAGAGCCTACATCGACACAGACAGTAGCACCAGAAAAATCTGGCGGAGTGGTGGGCTCGATTGCGAATTTCTTAACTCCTAGAATTAAGGGGGTAGTTGATATTGTCACGGGTGGATATAAATTAGGAAAAGGAGTGCTTGGGGGAGAAGATGTTATCGGAAAGGTTGGTGCACAGCAAAAAGATCAAGGTGCAAAGATGAGAGAACTAGCCCTAATGGCTAGAAATGAAAATGATCCCTTAAAAAAGGCTGCTTTACTCGCAGAAGGAAGATCTGTGTCTGCTGGAATAGAAAAAACTGGTGGAGAACTTAGTACCCAAGTAGAGGATTATAGGGCAAAATCTGGGATAACTGAGGGGGATTTGAAAGATCAAGGAAAAACAGACGTATTAACTGATACTGGATATAATAACCCACTTCACCCAGACATGAATACTCCTAGGAAAACTCTAATTTCATTCAATAATGCCAACTTAAAATTTGCATCCCGCAAGTCTGTTGGAGTAATGGGGGAGGCTGCCACATGGCTTATGCCTACAGCAAAGGCTTTGGAGGGCGCTAGTTTAGTCCAGAAAGTAATGACCGGCATGGCAAATGGAGCAGCGAGTGGGGCAGTCTCTGGAATAACTGACACTGACAGCAGTGAAGAATGGTGGAAGCGAACCATGAAGGGAGCTGGAGCTGGTGCCGCAACGGGCGGAGTGATTGCTGGAGTATTTGGAGCAGGTTCAAAAATAAAAGAAGCAGTAGAAAAAAGACCTGTAAATATGTTAAATCGCATAATCGGGTGGGCTCCCTCAGAAACCGCTAAATTCAAACATTTAACGGGATTGGATCCATCAAAAGAAATTGTCGCTCGCGACGTTCAGAATTGGAAGCCTGGAATGACCGGGCAGGATTTGGTTGATTACTTTGTTAAGAGAAAAAATGAAGTAATGGGTAAGCTAGATGACGCCCTAACTAAGCAACCAGGGGGAGTTGCACACCAAACAGTGATCGAAGAACTCTCCTCTATGCTGAAAAAACTGGCACCAGAACAGGGGAATATTGGAACATCGGGAGCAGTAGAGGCATTACAGCTTACAATAGACGATATTGCTAAATGGCCCACAACTGACGGAAATTTAACATGGGTACAAATCCAAAGTCTTAAAACAAAATTTCAAGGTCTCGGAGAGTCGGCGTTTGGAGATAGTGGGACTACTAATATAACAACTAGCACATTCGCCTCGGTATCAGACTTCTTCAAGAGACAATTAGAAAAAGGAATAGACTCTGAGGATGTAAAAAACCTAAACCAATTAACTCAGTTGTACGACATGGCTTATAAAAAGATGGGCCAATCAATAGTAAGGGGAGATAAGGCAATCTCTGGAGATTTAGTTCAAAAACTACTACAATCATTCCCCGCAATGGCTGGATTAAATGCTATAGCTACAACTTCAAATCCCGTAGCTGGAGCGGTAGCAGTTGCTTCGGTCGGAGGATTACAGGCCCTTAGAACACTCTGGAACAAAAAAGAAACCCAAATAGCCTTGATTAGAAAAATAAAAAGTAATGGCACTGGAATGTTTAAGAATGTAGACATGGGGGTTGTTGCACAGGGAATCCAAGACGCACTAACTAAAAAATTCAGTCAACAAAATAGTGATAACGGCGGAGTATCAAGTGCACCCACCTCTGAACAGACGGCAATACCAGGAGCTCCTGAGGCTCCCACTGCACCAGAAAAAACATACGATGTTAAGAATAGTAAGACGGGAGAGATAATTCAGGTCCCAGAATCTGGTCTAAAAGAATATGGATTTGGTGAAAATTCAGCGGCAGGAGCGCCATCTGGAAATGGTCTGCCAACACAAGAGGAGATAGGACTGGCAATGCTGGCGGATCTCCAGGCAACTGGCGGGAAAAACATAACAGAACTCAAGGCAATAGCGGCTCAGGTTGAGACGGTTAATGGCGTAACAAAAGAAACTAACTCCCAAAGATTGCAAGAATCACTTGAAAAGGGTCTGGGAGTAATGGAAAATCTCTACTTCTCCAAAGATGGAAAGTCTCTCTCAATTGGAAAAACTTCGGTTGGAATAACTGGAGTATTAAAGGCCGGAGAACAATCTATTAAAAAGATAACAAATCAAGAATTATCAGATAAGGTTAAAAGTTATAACAACATGAGATCGCTTGCTGCGGGCCTAGTTAACCAAGCTCGCGGAGCTGGAGTTCTTAACGCTGGAGAATATGAAGTCATGATGGCTAATATGCCAACCGAATATAGTAGTGAGAAATCGGCCAGGGATTGGTTTACTAATATCAGAGAGATGTTAGTAAAAAATCCATTTATAGCGCCGCAGGGGACCCAAGTAGGAGTACAATAAATATATGGCAATCGACATAACAGCAATTCAGGAATCCTTTAGACGTCGCTCTGGACAGGAGGCTTCAACCGCCGCCATTCCAGGTGGAGCGCCCGCTGCAAACGCTCCAGTTCCCGGAAACCCGCTCACCACTGCTCCAGGAGCCCCAGCACCAGGTGGAGCCCCACAACCCCCACAGAGCGCCTCGGGGGAGGGAATTAAACAACTAGGAAACTCACTACCAAATGAAGCAAACGTCATTACTAAAGCACTAATCAAACGCCAACAGAAACTAGGCGAATCGGGAATGTAACAAGTGTGTACTTGACTTTTAACAAATTAGGTATATATTTTAGTTATTGCAGAAACTGTAATGGGGTGATATAATAAATGAAAACAAGATCCTTTTGGGTTGTATATCATTTATGGTATACACCCCAGAGGGATTTTTTTATGTTTAACTTATCAAATATACAAGATAAAACAGAGGAAGGAGTCGTTGAATCGACCCCCACTGCACTACCATTTGATGTGAGAGCTTAGACAAGCAGTTACTCGGCTCACAGACACACAATTATGCTGACTCCCTATTCTGCAACGGATAGGAGGTGTCGATAAAAAAGCAGAATGGTATGGGGAGAATACAACCTTATACAGGGAGTATCTCTAACCTAGTTTAGCCACCTATGACCGGGGCTTTATATAGGTAGTTTTGTCGTGGCTATAATGTATAATAATAATATGCCATCTTATCAAAGTATAATAGCTAGTAAGATACCCGATCTAGGACTAGGGTTTGATGGTTTCACAATAGCTGAGAACGAAATAACCGGGGAGCTACCATATCAATTCTCATACAGTGATGGAAAGACAGTAATTGTCAGATTGGCGGTGGAGATCAAAGAACGTAGTTATCCCAAGTATTTTATTTCGACGGAACGAGTTCTCTATTCATTGATGCACGATGAGGAGGAGTGCTATGTTGCCTACTATCTAACCACCTCTAAACGTCTTTTAGTATTTAACGTTACCAAATGCCCCAAGACAAGGGAGGCCATGAGGGATATCTTTCCCAATTACAAAGGGATCCTAGAGCGATACATATACATCGTACAAGAGAAAAACAGCTCTCTTGACATCCCCATAAATATAGTATAAAATCCTAATAGGTCTACATAAGTAGAACATATTAATATATATTAGGAAAAAACATGAAACGCTTTGACCCTTTAGAAGAAGCCATGAAGGAAGAAGCTATCAAAAAATTTCGAAAGGCGGGAGAAATGTTAAAATCAGAACCAGCAAACGACCCAGCAAAAGAACTAGAACCATGGGAGAGGAAACAAGAATCTCAGGTCACCGCACTACGAGAGAAAGAGATGAAGTCCCTGGTACTCCCAGAAAACATTAGGATGTTCTTTAATGAAAACGCAGGAGTCGGAACAGAGAACATATCCTCTGGAGCTCTCCCACAACTAAAGATTACAGAGGCCAACTCGAAAAACTTACTCCAAAACGGAAATTTCTCTACCCCAGGTCAACTGTATTACTCCCCAACTAAAGAGGAGTTCCCCTCTGTCCTATGTTCCCTGTTGGCAGTTTCAAGAGGATTTTATACAACCACAAAAGAATTAGACGGAGAAACGCTAAAGAGAAATGAAGACGGCACACTCAAACTAAAGTTCACACAGCTAGTTGGGGGAATGATCCTAGCCAACCAAACGCCATTCGTCACGTTTGTTTCTGGAACGCGCCTAGACTTCATGTGGCAGTTTGGAAAAGAAGTCAAGCTCTATACTAAAAACACCCCAATGTTCGCATTTGAAGTATTGCTTTCTACCCAGAAGGTGGAGACCAAGTGGGGATTTAATAGTGTAATTAAGTACGAGCTTACCAAAGACGAAGAAGGAAACCCTTCATTCATCAGAAACCTTGCAACTCTAGAATACCTCAAAAAGGCGGTAGACTTAGTCAAGGAGATGTTTGCAGGATTTATTCGTGATAACGAAGTCAATCCGGATGGATCATTAACATCAAACAAGACAATAGAGGTGGTAAATGAAATCAAAGAAGGTTTCTAATATTGTTACTATCTGGGTTGATAGTGAACTACTTGAAAGACTAATGATTGCTTACCAATCACAGGGAGTAAGTAGAAGTAGGTTTATATGTAACGCGATTGACAAAGAGCTCAAGTCGCTTAGGAGAAAATATGAAAATAAAAGCCGCAGGTAACATGGTAGTAGTTGAACAGGTCAAATTAGATGACATTACCGCTGTAGGAGACTTGTTTGCTGCAACCGAAAAGAAACAGGAAATGGGTCGGGTTGTCGATGATGGAGGGTTAACAGGAGATGTCAGTCATTTCGATCCATTCACTGATCGAGGTATAGAGGTGGGGGACCTCCTACTATACCGCAAATACGGTTCAACTAATTTTATTGTTGGCGGTCGAGAATACTCGATCGTAGGTTATGCCGACATTGTCGGTAGAATAGGAGAGATATGAACCAGGTTATAAAATACACCCTGATCGTCTTGGGGAGCATAATTTTAATTAGCTTCCTGTTAAGTGAAAAGAGCAAGGAGACCCCAGCCCCAATAGCTTACACAACCCCCTCAAATAGGTGGACATCAGAAGAAGAAAAAATATTTATAGATGGATGTCTTGGAGAGAATGCAAATTTCCAATTTTGTGACTGTGGGCTAAAGGTAGTACAGGAAAAATATACCGCTAGTCAAGTAGGGGATCTGTATGCCCGAGTAGACAAGAAGGAATTAAAAGAAGTTACTCTTGTTGCAGCTAGTAAATGCATTGATTTGTATGAGGAGGCAAAATGAGCGAGATATATATCCTAAAGAGAAACCAAAGCGGAAAATTTAATAAGAGTGGATTTGTAAAGAAAGTGATCTCTGATAAGATCCTCATAGCTCGCATGAGGGTAGAATTAGCGGCGGATTTATACATGATGAACAAAAAAATAAGCGCACTACAGAGATCAAATAGCCGCATCCGTACTGCTATCTGGTTAATCGCGATGACCATTCTAGTAATCAGTATAGCAAATTATTAAATACTTAGGAGCCATATGAAAATAAGCAAAACACCAAAAACATTTCTAGTAATCGGACTAGAGAGGGAGATGACCCTTGGAGTATTTGAGTCATACGCCACAGTCTCTAACCGCCTACTCTCAGGCTCAGACTTCTTTCAGGTCACAGGAACAGACGGCAAGAGGATTATAAATAAAAAATCCCTCATGATGGCAGGAGTTGTCACCCCAGAGATGTTGCCAGAAACTATAACAGTTAAAAAATAAGGAGCGCCATGCAATATCGAGTAATGTCTTTTAAGGATGAAGCAAGAAAAAAACTATTTAATGGAGTCGAGTTATTGGCTAATGCCGTAACCACAACCCTCGGGCCCAAGGGGCGTAACGTAGCAATACAGCGCAGCTATGGAATACCAATCGTAGTCCACGACGGAGTTACCGTAGCTAGGGAGGTGGGAAGTCTAGACGAGTTCACGATGATGGGAGTCGAGCTGGTGCGCCAAGCTGCCCAAAAGACAAACGATGAGGCAGGAGACGGCACTACAACCTCAACCCTACTCGCATACGAGATAGTAAAAGGCGGGTTAGAGCTAATTAACAAGGGATCAAACCCAATGGTCTTACGAAAACAAATATATGAAAAACTCCCCTCAATCTTAGAAGAACTTAAAGAGTTGTCAGTACCAGTAACAGACAAGAGAGACATAGAGAAGGTGGCTCTAATTAGTAGTGCTGATTTAGAGATTGGAAAACTAGTGGCGGAGGCCGTTGACCACGTCGGGATTGACGGTTTAGTAACTGTAGAGGAAGGAACAACGGGCGACACTCGAGTTGAGTACACAGAGGGTATGGAATACTCCCGGGGATATCAGGATCCTAGGTTTATCACCAATGAGAATCGTCTGGAGGCAGTAATTGATGACCCCAGATATATAATCATTGATAAAAGCCTATCTCTCAACTCCGAAATGCTTACACTCCTAAATGGAGTCACTAAAGTAAGTAAGAACGTGGTTGTAATCGCAAAGGACATTCAGGGTGACGCTCTTTTAACTCTAGTCGCCAATAAGATGCGAGGTAACCTAAACTGTGTTAGCACAAGAGCCCCAGGAGGGGGAAATGAGCAGTTAGCCTATCTATCAGACATGGCCATAGTCACAGGAGCAACCGTACTTTCCGATAGAACTACCATAGACATAACAAACCCAGAGTCATGGCTTGGCCGCTCCAAGTCATTTGTCGCTGGACGAGAGAGATCAGTAATCGTACAAGGGGCGGGATCTGAGGAGCTAATTAAGGAACGCGCCGAAGTACTCAGGAAACAGATAGCAGGCGAGAAATCGGTATACGAGAAAGAAAAGCTACAAGGACGACTAGCTAGAATGACTAAGGGAGTATCGGTAATTAAGGTAGGCGCAAAAACTGAGATTGATATGAGGGAGAAGATTGAACGCGTAAAAGACGCCATTGGTGCCGCAACTGCTGCAAGGGAGGAAGGAACAGTCCTAGGAGGCGGAATGGCACTATTTATGATCGGTCGAGAAATGAAGGAGAATACCTTGGGAGAAAAGCTACTGAAAAAAGTCCTCACAAGCCCCGTAATGAAGCTACTTGAGAACGCAGGCAATTCAGAAAGCGAAGCACGGGATGTGGCCGGCCAGCTACAAAACGTCGTAATTGGTCTTGGATATAATCAGCAAGACAACTCAATATGTAATCTACGGGACCAGGGAATAATCGACCCAACAAAGGTTGTGCGACTATCCCTAGAAAATGCAATAAGTGTTGGAACTAGTATCCTTACAACTGACGTGCTTATCGCCACACATGAGGACGGCAATAATGGGTAAAACTGAATTCGTGATGGTAAAGGAGGAAGACGGGACCTGGTCATGCATTAAGCTGACCATGAAAGATTATAACCGGCTTACATTTCCCGACAGCTCCGCGACTCCTACAACTCACAAGGATGAGCCAGGGATTATAGACGAGATAACCCCAGAGGAGGAGGCAGAAGAACTAAAGAAGGAAGCACAGATGGAAGCTGCTAAATCCGATAAATTAGATAGAGTATTAAGGAGAAACAATGACACAACCCACTAATGTTATGATGATCGCCGAAATAGAGCATATAGCATTTCAAACAGACGTAATGTTTGCCACTCTAATCTCGCTACTGCTAGAAAAGAAGGTATTTACTCCTAGTGAACTAGAGTCTATGAAGAAAATAGTAGTTCCTGGCGTAGAGAAGCATTATAAGTTCTTGATGGGGAAGAAATGAATTGTCCAAGGTGTAAAACAGCCGAGGCACGAAAACACCAAATATACGGGGTAATGCCATGTCTAGAATGCCAAAATAAAGACGTAGACCCAGGCTACTCCCCAAGTGAGGACATACCCATCTCTAGGTTAGACAGAATACAACAGCAAAGAGACCACAGTGGTGCTGATATGATACAACCATATGCAGACGGAAAGCCTAATCGTGAATTTTTTAAGCATTACCCAGAAATGATGCCTAGTTATAAGCTATCTAAATCTGAAATGAAAGAAATAGACCTATGATAATAGTCAAAAGAGCAAGAAATCTAATGATCGGCGGAAGGACCGTAACTTTCAAGGGTCCTACGCGCGCGTGGGGTTTTGTTAAAGAGCTAGATGAATCTAGAGATTTATATATATTGAAGCCTTTCCATTTATTGGTTAGGCTATGGAATTGGATGAGATATGGCAAAACTAACATTTGAAGATCTTGATAACGGAGTAAGGAGGTCACCCATTGGCAGAAGATATAAAAAGGGTTCTCCAGAGTATTCTGCTCCAACTGAACGGCAAGCCCAGGCGGTGCAAAATCTATTATCTGGGCAGTTTAATTCTCCCACTAAGGCAATCATGGCAGCTGGGTATAAAAGAAGGTATTCAATAAAACAATTTACACAACAAAAAGGGGTACAAAGGTTTTTAAAACTACTAGATCATACCTCACTAACTAAATACAACATGACTGTTGCAGATAAGGTTGTAAATGTCATAACCGAAGCACTAGACGCTAAAAAACCATATGGTAGGAACGCAGAACTACATGATGATTGGGCAATAAGAATGACGGCAGCCTCCAGGGTAACTGAAATAATGGGATTAAAACCAGTAGAGGCACCAGTAGCAGCCCCGGTAATTGCAACACAAAATATCCAGTATAACTATTTTAGTACTCCAAAACAGGAACAGAAAGATTTTAACCAACAGTTTATTGATTTTGTCAGCGATTTTAAGCCAGCGCCTCTCCCGATCCCGCGCGCGAGTGATTCTACTAAAGAACCGCCAAATATACCGGAAAAACCTTAACTAGATACATACTTTACATATGGGATATGTAGTATATATATACTAGTTACTGATTAGCGGGGTTTGATGTTATCGCCCCCCGCTCTCCTAGCTATTCCAAGATCAATAGCAACACAATGTTGACTATGATCATTATGGCAATAATCATTGTATCCCCCTTAGTTGCTTCAAGTGGTAACTAATCGGTCTCGGTGTATAGTGTCTATCCCGCTCGATCGATAACCCTAGTGGTAGGGTTAACCCTTGCAAGTCTGCAATCGTGAAGTATCCCCACTCGTTGCAATGATCGCCGAATATAGACACAAACCCAAAAAATGTTCCACTCTCCGGGTCGTACTCCGTAGCGTACCAGTCACCCCGCCCCGTAGGGTTGAAGTAGTGGGCAAGTACGGTAGCGTTAATCCCCTTGCCGTCTTGTGCTCCTACTATCTCAAATTTTCTTTGTAGTTCTTTTGTCATTAATTGCATAATAATACTCACCCCCTAACAGTTACAATGATATAACAATGTTATATACCTGCACCCCTTAGGGTACAGGGTATAGTATCGTTAGTCGTAGATATAATGTGCCGTGTCCCCTGTGTCTGGTTGGCAATCGTCACAATACACAAACCCATCACTATCTAACCATAGAGACCGATCACACACCACCCGACAGATACAGCACCCCTCGCCGTTAGCTATATCTTGTGCGATGTCCTTATCTAGGTACTGGCTCTCATAGTCAAACACTGATGTCGGTACCGCTCTCTCTGCTTCGTTGATTGTCATTTTGTCCCCCCTTCCGGCACTCCTGCCCATTCAAGCAATAAATTATCTCCTGGCTTGATAAATTTAGCGATTGATTGTATCTCTGCTGTCTCTCCATAGCTTATCCGCTCGGCCTCGATCTCACCCCGTAGGTATTCGAGCCTCATCTGTGCTAATTTTTTAGTTATTTTCATTTTGCACCTCCTGTATAGTGACTAATTTATATAAAAAATGGCATCAAATAGTATTGAATATCCCTTTGATCTTTGTCGGGACGTGTGCCCTCCATTGAGGTCGCAACTATACAATCTCTATTATCTAGCGGTATCTCGAGCTTAATGCTTACCACTTGGGCAAGCTTCATTGACTTAACCAGAGACTCAAGCACTCCCAGACCTAGGCCTACAGTCACCCCGCTGGCGCTCGCTGTCTCTTGCCACTTGGTAACAAGGTGTTCAACTTCTGGAAATTCTCCAGACACTAGTGGCATAGTAACGCTGTCGGTTTTACCTGGCATGGTTACTTCTCCAGTGTCGTTTATCTCTGCAAGGTCTGTGTTAGATTGCTTGATTAGTTCGGCGGGGATAATCCCCTCACCTTGTGTGTCGATTCTCATTTTGGCTAGAATAAACCCGTCAGACCCGTAACCGATACCATCCTTTACATAAACACCCGTTAGTGCTGGCCTTACGGCTTCAGTGCTTGCACACGCTAACAATGCTTTAAATATCTTGGCCTTGCTTGTGTCAATTGTCATTTTGTACCCCCTGCTGTTAATTGATAGACTTTGCCATAATCTTTGGCTTCCCTTTTCTGACTTCTAGCGTAAAAGGTACCCGCTTCGTTTGCTTCCCATATCACAAAACCTCTTTTGTATGCCTCTGATTTTGTCATTGTTGTCATTTTGTCCCCCCCTCTGGTAAGTTTTCGTTTATGGCTTGTAATAGGCTGTCGTCATCATAATACCCATAACACCTGTCGACCTCTTCGGACGTGTCACTCTGGCAATGCTCACAATGTGTTATTTTCTCGACAGTGTACCCCCACACATCACCCGTTAGGTCTTGGTCATATATTTTGACCTCCACGCCCATGATTTTGACCAGATTCTCTTCTGATCGATCGTCTATGCCCATTAAATCGGCTTGAGCCTTGGTTACTACTACCCATCCGATACTACTACTGTCCCACTGATCCCGCCCGCCTCCCATGCTTATTGATATTCCGCCATGGTCATACAGTGACAATGGCCTAATGGCTAGAATCTCCACCCCCTCCGATTTTAGCCAGTTCTCAAAATCGGCTTGATCATCAATATTGAGCGTGTCGCCCTCGTTATTATTGTATGATTTTGGGATCTGATAATCACCTAGTTTGTAGTTCCTATTCCGGCAGTATAGCGTAGCTATGTTGTCCCATTCTCGACTATTCGAATCATCATGCTGTAGTATCTCTATACTATAGTCTCCGATAATGGTTGTCTCTAGCTTGCCGTTTTCTACTTGCTCTATTGTCATTTTCATTTTGTACCCCCCTTGAGTGTTACTATGTAAAAGTTACTAGACTTATTACCGCCAGCGTATAGCACTGATCCGCCCAAGTGCTCCACAATCCGGCTCACGCTAGACATACCACATGCCCCATCAACCCGGCTTGCGGTGTTCTTACTGGCTCTCTTTTGTCGCTTGTGTGTGATTGGGTTGTAGTGGCTTAGTCCATAGAGTCCCGTCGGCTTATCGCCTGACCCAGAATTAGCTAGTATGTGCTTAATCCCCTCGGCGAACTCTGGTTTGGTCATTAGCCAGTTTGCAAGAGCTGAACCGTTGCGATCATAACCACACCCGCCAGCGGTGCATCCCTTGGCAAGCGTTCCAAACTCGTAAACCCTGGCACCGCCCCCCGTATAACTGTCGTAGTGTCTTACCTCTACGTTGTAGGTATTTTCTCTAGAATGTGTCATTGTATGACCTCCTGTTGAATAATAATATACCGATACTATCACGCCCAATCAGTCGATAGCAATGCACACTGGCTACACACACAACCCGCTATCCTTGCCACCTATGTATAAGCGTCAACTCCTGCCCCGCCAGTCCTACCGCAAAATAATCGCACTGTGCGGTAATTATGCGGTAATGCGGTAATTATGCGGTAATTAAATATACAATGGCTTAGATTGTTAGGCCTATATAAGATTATGTATATGTGTTAGCCTGGTAGCCATGTCGTAAAATGATTATTGTGCGACGTTCGGGTAATCTTCGTACCCCCCCATACCCCCCTGAAAGAGTCTCTCGCCAACTAGGAATTTTTATCCTTACACCCATTCGCTGAATTTTTTAGAAAAAATTTAGGAAATATCCCCTATGTATACAGACATAGGTATTGACATTCTAAATATACTCTGGTAAGATCTTAGGAATGAGACAAGTTTCGATTAAAAATCTGTACAGACATCTATCAAATGAGCTCCAAAACTTGCCATTTGAAGTGACAAAACAGAATATTCCATTCGCAATCGTCTCTCCAGTAGAAAAAAAATATATAAACAATGCCCCAATACTACCAAAGGTAGAACTTAAATTGTCCCCCTGCCTCATCCCTTCCTGTAAGCTCTCTGGACCCTTCAGGCCTGACTACGCCGTCTTTAACGCTACACTAGGAGAGATGACCCCTATGCCCGGCCACATCTGTCTCAAGCACTACCTGCTATATGAAAGCGGAAAGTGATTGTTATTCCGCCCGGGAATACTCTAAAGGTTATTAAATATTAGGAGATATATGAGCTACTGTAAAGCCTGTAAAGATAAATTGTGTTTAGAGTGTTGCGAGTTTCCCTGGGAATGTCTAGAGTTAAAATCATGCAACTCTTGCTTAGAAGAACTAGAAATAGCAAAAAAGTTATGGTTAAAGTATCTGCAGGGGAACCTACGCAAGCCTCAACTTTATTACACCCCACCAACAGACGAGCAATTCAACGAGCTAAAAGAAAAAGCGATTGAACTCTGGTCTACTATGGGTGATGAGCCAAGTTATTCTCAGGAAAAAATCGCTAGGATAAAAGATATTAAAAATGTAGGCGATAACTTTATGTATATCGTAGCGATGTTTGACCAAAACAATCAACGACTCCTCTCTGACAAATTAGAAAATGAAACAAGAGGTGCTGTTGCTGAAAGAATAAAAGACGGAGGCGCTCCTGATTATTACAATGCTTTCCTCTCATTTATAGACAAACCATTAGATAAGGAGGAAGCATGACGCTAACAAAACAAGAACAAAGAGACAAAGAATGGAGAGCCCTCAATACAAAAATAGAACCAGCATGGAAAGCCCGAGATGCGATAGTAAGGTCAGCAGAGAAAGCCTACCTAGTAAAAGAAGAAGAGCTATGGAAAATCTACAATGCAAATATTAAAAAAATAAATAATCAAAAGGAGGAAGTATGAAACTAACAAAAGATGAACAAAAAAACGAGGCGTGGAAACCTTACTTTGCAATAGTAAAGTCATCAGCGGAAGACCGATATGCAAAAATAGAACAAGCAGATAAAGAACGAGATTCAAAAGTAACATTAGCAGATAGAGAACGAGATGCAATTATAGATCCAGCATGGGAAGCCTATCAAGCAAAGTGTAAGGAAATAGATGATCAAAAGGAGGAAGTATGACACTAACTAAACAACAACAAAAAGACAAGGCAACGAAAGCCTTCACTAAAAAAGTAGAACTAGCAGAGGAAGTCCGATATGCGATATTAGACCCAGCATGGGAAGCCTATCAAGCAAAGATTAAAAAAATAGATAATCAAGTAGAGGAGGAAGTATGAAACTAACAAAGAAACTAACAAAGAAACAACAAGAAGAAAAGCTATGGGAAACCTACCGAGAAATAGTAATCCCAGCAATGAAAGTCCGAGATGAAATAGTAAGGTCAGCAGAGGAAGCCTGTAATGCAATAGTAAAACCGGCACGGGAAGCCCGAGATGCAATAGTAGACCCAGCAGAAAAAGCCTTTAATGCAATAGTGTTTCTAGTAAATAAAGCCTACTATGCAAATATTAAAAAAATAAATAATCAAAAGGAGGAAGTATGAAACTTACAAAGAAACAACAACAAAAAGACGAGGCATTTATCTCCTTCGGTGCAATAGTAAAACCGGCACGGGAAGCCCGAGATGCAATGCTAGACCTAGCAGATAAAGAACGAAATGCAATGGAAGACCTAGCATGGGAATCCTTCAAAGCAATAGTAATCCCAGAACGGGAATCCTATCTAGCAAAGATTAAAGAGATAGATGAACAAAAGGAGGAAGTATGACCAACCGAGACTGCCAGTGGTGCGGACGACCTAAGCCATGTGATTGTGAGGGGGAACAGATGGGTAGTAAAGAAGTATTTGAGTCATCTACACACCAACCAAGATATATGGTTGTTAGCCCTAAGTTTAAGAAATATTATAGTAGATTACTAAAGGCACAAAAGGAGTAACCTATGACAGATAGTAAACAGTGGGAGAAAGAGCTAGAGAAAATAAAGAAAGAGGTATATTACGAAATACCTACCATGGGTAGGGGTGGGGAGTATGTGTCTAGGTTTCTGATGTGGAACATGCTTGAAATAAAACTGTTGCCATTCATAACCTCCGCCATCAACCAAGCCGTAGCAGAAGAAAAAACAAAAACAAAAAAAATAGTAGATGATGTTAAAGACAACTTGTGGAAGATACAAAGAATGGGAGTAATTGATTTTAAAGGAGAAAAACTAGAAGTTATTACTAGATATCAAGCTTTAAATACAATAAATCTAAGTGGACTGCCATATACATCAAGCTCTGAAAAAAAACTAACCAAAAAGGACTAATCTATGACAGACACACAAAATGAAGAAATAAAATACGGTGAACCACTCTCAACATTTATCCAGTGGAAGGGAACAGACCTTTGCATGGATTGGTTCTGTGAAGATGGACACCAAAACCATTGGGATGGCTTCTTTGCGTATGAGATAGAATGTGAAACCTGTAGTAAAAAATATTATCCCAATCCGTCTGTTATGCTAAATAAAGAAAAACCAGATTTTATGAAAGATGAGGACTAACCCATGAAAGCACTAGATAAATACTTTAAACTGCAAGAAGAAATATACAAATACTTTGGTTATGTAGAAGATTGGGTAGCATTTCCAATTGATGACAGAAGGGAATACTGGTGGAGATTACAAGGTAAAGTTTTTTTAGAAGGTGTTGAATTTTCTAAAACAAAAACAGGCTTGATAGACAAAAGTGACGACTATTATGTAGATTCAATTTATAAACAGAGATTTTTGTCTAAGTGGGTTTATGAAGGCAAAGATTACACAATGATTTGTGTTGATACTCAAACAGATGGTAATAAGTTTTTAGCTATATATGATAATAAAAAGAAAGTGGAGGACTAGCTGTGAAACTATACAACGGTGATTGTTTAGAGGTAATGAAGAAGCTACCAGATAATAGCGTGGATAGTATCGTTACTGATCCCCCCTACGGCTTGAAGTTTATGGGCAAGAAATGGGATTATGAGATTCCTAGTGTTGAGATATGGCAAGAAGCTATCAGAGTACTAAAACCAGGTGGACACTTACTATCATTTGGTGGCTCAAGAACCTATCACCGGATGGCTGTTGCCATTGAGGATGCAGGATTTGAGATACGAGATCAGATTATGTGGGTATACGGTTCAGGATTCCCAAAAAGTTTGAATATAGGAAAAAGCGTGGATAAGTTGCAGGGGAATGAGAGGGAAGAGCAAGATGAAAGGGGCGGTGCTATTCAAAAAGGAAGCGTTGCTTGGAGCGGAAACGATAGAAGTGGTGGGAAAGGTAGTGGTTTCAAGGAAAAGTTTGTAGACACCAAAGGCTCATCACCATACGAAGGCTGGGGTACAGCTCTAAAACCAAGCCACGAGCCTATTTGTATGGCACGCAAGCCACTGTCTGAAAGCACTATTGCAGAGAACGTATTGAAGTGGGGAACGGGAGGAATTAATATTGATGGTTCGAGGGTGGAAGTAGACGATAGCGAAAAAGAGTCATTCGCAAAAGAATGGGATAGAGAACAGAGTCAATCGGCAGAAAAAGGTGGGGTAGCTATGAATAAGGGACTGATGGCTAGAGACTTGAATGAGTTTCGTCCTCAAGGCAGATTCCCTGCAAACTTTATCCACGATGGAAGTGATGAGGTGGTAGGGTTGTTTCCTGATAGTAAGTCAGTTCAAGGTAAGAATGTCAGCAGGAAAGAACTTCCTAACATTGCTATGAGTGGGAAAAATTATGAAAGATTTAACGAGGTTGAGGGCTATACGGACTCAGGAAGTGCCTCACGCTTCTTTAAGACTTGCCCTTACGAAGAAGGAGAAGGTGCTAGCTTCACATATCAAGCGAAGGCTTCAAAGCGAGATAGAGATGGCTCAACCCACCCGACTATGAAGCCAACTAAGCTCATGCAATACCTAGTTAGGATGTTTACCCCAAAGGGGGGGATCTGTCTTGACCCCTTCATGGGTAGTGGCTCTACTGGCAAGGCTTGTAAAATAGAAGGATTTGACTTTATAGGAATTGAACTTGATGCAGAATACTGCAAGATAGCAGAGGCTAGGATGGCAAATATCCAGGAGATACTTTTATGACAGAAACAAAATTAACAAATCCGTTTACATTAAAAATAAAGATATAAACTAACCAAAAAGGAGTAACCTATGACAGCCAAAAATAAAGGATTTATTTGGAAAAAAGGCAAACTAACGTGTGTTGTTTTAATTAGTAATGAAAATAAAACCTATCAAGTTGCTCTCAACAATGAGCAAATGAACTCTTTGATTTTTATATTGCCACAATTATTTGATGACCAAGTAATAAAAATAGTAGAAGAACCACTGGATATTATTTTTACAAACCAGTAACCAAAAAGGACTAACCTATGAAAAGCGAACAAATAATAAAAATAGGAAGATTAGTATATGCAAAGTTATTTGATGATTCTGGTGCTGTTTATAACTCTAATTTTATATGCTTCCAAGGTAAAAAAGGCGAATATGATTGTACGAAATTATTTTGGAGATTTTATTGGATCACTAACCTATGACAGACACATTAAATAATATAAAAGAAAGGGAGAAATGAAAACACAAACAGAAAAAATATTTGAATTATTGGATGACTTTCTTATTGAAAAAGGACTAACCAAAGAGGGCGTTGTATATGAGTGGCTAATGAATGGAAAACTAAAATTTGTTGAACTGGCTTCTTTTTATGTTCAAGTTTTAGAGAGGAAAAATAACGAGAAGCAAGAACAACTTTCAGACCTAGTTTATATAGCCTCAATGTATAGAGAACCAAAATTAAATAGAGGTAGTAAAGAACTTCTTGAAACTCGATACGCAAAGGCAATGATAAAATCTAAAATATACAGGGGAACTGAATTTGAGAAAGAACTAGAAAAACTCACTAAAAAGGACTAACCTATGAGCTGGACACTTAAATACTGCAAGTACTGCAAACAAATGAAAAATCACTACAAGGATACGTGCTTGAAGTGCAACAAAAAGTCCTCTAGAGACCTGCCTCCTGGGTGGGAGAGCCTATTTGGATTTAAGAAAAAGGAGGAGATATGAACACTTGTTATGCGTGTGGAAGGGATATGACTGATAAGAGGAATAATAAATACTGTAGTGAGCCATGCCGAGTCATAGGGATGAGAAGAGAAGCAGGGTTGTTAAAGATGAAGGCTACTGGTAAAAACTATTTTCCTGACCCGGGAGATAATCTATTTAGAGTTATGACAGAACAAGAGTGGTATGATTCACCAGAACGTAAAAAACTGAGAGAAACGTATTATGCTTATCACAATAAACCCGTGCCCGAAGCCTAGGATGACTAGATCGGACAAATGGAACACAAGGGATGTCGTAATGCGCTACCGATCCTTTTGTGACGAGCTCAGACTAAAGATTCCCAACTACACTGTCCCCGATGAGATAAAGATAATCTTTCATGTTCCTATGCCACCCTCCTGGTCTCTCAAACACCAGACTTCAATGATAGGCAAGCCCCACCAACAACGGCCCGATATTGATAATTACCTCAAAGCCTACCTAGACGCCCTATGCACGGAGGACTCTCATGTTTGGAATGCTCATGCTATTAAATTATGGAGTCGTGTCGGAGCTATAGAAATATGCACGGTAAAATCGGACTAATTAATAGGAGTGAGAGGAATAAGATCGCGACTATTGCAGAGAACCTCGGTCTTTCATATTGTGAGATCGCATTTGATGGTTGTTGGCACGAAGCCCACGCCCCCGCTCACCGCCACGAGCGCTTATGGTATCGCGGTCAAACTCACCTCCTATCCGCGCTTCAACAATGGCTCTCCGCCTGTAATCAATGTCATGACTACCTAGACAACCATATGACCAAAGAGGAGCGGGAGGTGGTGTTCATGACTCATCGTGGGGTAGAATAGACCTATGAGTCAAATAGACCTAAGACAAGCTGAGTCATTTAACGCCATTGCTTGGTGTATTAATAATAAAATCAAGAATGAAACGGCTGAGGAGATGGAGTTCTCGGATCATAAATTTATGATCGAGCCCTACCTAGACAACACTCCTAGACAGGCCATCATTAAGTGTGCACAAATCGGCTGGAGCACCCTAGCCATTATTCGCTCATTCCACCTAGCTTACTATGCTGGTGCCAACATTATCCATACCTTCCCCTCCCGCAACATGTCCAAAGACTTTGTTATTCCCAAAGTTAACCCAATTATTCAGAACAATCCCTTTATCCGCGACATTGTGGAAACAGACTCTCTTTCCCTCAAGGAAATTAAAACCCCAATGGGTCCTCGGTTTATTTATTATCGTGGAGCCTACGACGACACCGAGGCTATTTCTATTTCGGCTAATATTCTGATTGAAGATGAGTATGATCGGTCTAATACTAAGGTTTTAGAGACGTATCGCTCCCGTCTAGACGACTCTCTCCGCACCCGTCCCGAACTAGGATGGGAATGGCAGTTCTCTAACCCCTCAACTCCCAATAGGGGGGTAGATATGCTATTTCAACAGTCAACACAGAAGCACTGGATGATTAAATGTCGTCATTGTCGCCTAGAACAATATATGATCTGGCCCGACAACATCAATTTAGAGACGAGGCAGAAGATTTGTTCCTCATGCCACAATGAACTCACTCGGGAAGATTTAAGGCAGGGTAGGTGGATCGCTAAGTACCCAAATCGTGAGGTTGCTGGCTACTGGATCTCTCAGTTGTTCGTTCCCTGGATCCCAGCTAGTAACATCATCGCCAATAGTCTCGGAGACGCCTCAATTTTCCACAACTTTACCCTAGGCCTGCCCTACGTTACCAAAGATAGCTCCGTAACCCGAGAAGCCTTTATTAGATGTCTCTCTCCTGGGTACAACTCTATGAATAACGTCTGTATGGGAGTGGACAATGGGATTAAAAAGCACTATGTTATCGGGAATCGTATGGGAGTGTTTAAGTATGGGGTTACTGAGGATTGGGGAGAGATTGAAAGGCTCCGAAATCAGTATTCTGCCTCGATGGTGATTGACGCGCTCCCCTACCCCAACGTACCTAGGACATTCGCCCAGAAGTATCCCGGCAAGGTATTCCTCCACTACTACCAGCCAGATAAAAAGACGATGGGAATGGTTTATTGGGATACGTCTGAGTCGATGGTCAGGACTGATCGAACTAAGATGTTTGACTTCCTAGTTGCGGAGATTAATTCAGGTGATTTAAAATTCAACTTGACGGCTCCAGAAATGGAGGGAATGATTTTTCACTGGATGCAAATGTATCGCACTGTCGAGCAGGACAATAATGGAATATTTAAGTCAAAGTGGAAGACGGTAGATGGCAAGCCAGATCATTGGTGTCACGCTTTATTATTGTGGCGTACCGCATTAGAACAAACAATAGACGTTGGTGGTATCATAGACACAGAAGAAGTTTATCGCGAGAAGCGTCGCGGCGGATTCATGTCAAATCATGATAATACGGTGCCGGCTTTAGATCTAGATGAAATAATAGATCGTAACATGTCCGCAGGAGGACGTAGCTGGAAAAACATATGATAATAAAAGTCGTCCAAAATGATCTTGTCCCCACTAAGCACACTGGCAATAATGAAATTGTAACAGTGATGATGAGAAACATAAGCGGTGAGGCCCGCAGCTTTCGCTGCTTCAACTGTGGGCACATTATTTGTCAACTAGAAGGCCAACCCGCCCACATTCGGGATGACGGATCTGTCCCCACTGAAAAGAACTATTTAGACATTCTTTGCCACCGTTGCAAAATTATTTTTCGCTTTGTACTATAATTAACGCATGAACATCCCAAATTCCCTGCCAAATAACGATCTAACATCAGATAGGTTAGAGGGTGCCCAAGAAGAAGAACAAGCGCTAGGACTAGGGCTTGAAGACTCAGTAATTCTAGAGATTATTGGCAAACGCATTGAGAACGGAATTTCCTTTTACAACAAAGAATTAGATCTAGATAGGGTCAGGCAAGAAAACCAAGATCGTTGGTTGAATAAGAATTTAGAAGTTGGCGGGAAATCCATGCTCTATAAGTTCCAAACCCCCTACCGCGATAACAGAATTTTCCTCTCCGTTGAAACCCTCGCTCCCAATCTCACCACCAAGACCCCATCACCCGTAATCACGGCTGGGGCAGACTCCGACGTTGCTCGCCAACTAGCCGAAGACTATGGCCATGTTCTACTAGAAAAGGCGCGGGTCCTGAATGTCAAAGGTGCACTCCAAATGGCAATCCGCCACCTACTCATTGGATACCGTATCGGCTGGGTTAAGGTTGAGTGGGACTTTAATGCTGGAGTTCTTACCGAAAATGGAGAGCTCACTGGGGATTGTAAGGTAAGCTCGATACGTCCTCAGAAAATTATCGTTGACGCTGAAACCTCTGACCTAAATGACATCTCACTCCTGGCTCAAAATATGAGAAAGTCAGCAGAGGATTTACTCTCCCTATTCCCATTAAAGAAAAAAGAGATTTATCAATTAGCTCATATTAATGAGGGCAAGGAGACCAAAAAAGGTCTAGGGACTATGATTGACTACTACGAAGTGTGGTTCTCCTACTTTGATAATGGAGTCAAAAAAGAGGGCATTGCCTGGAAGTGTAAAGATATTCTCTTTGGTTCGGGTAAGAATCCTTACTATGTTTATGACGACCCAAAGCGCAATAACTATTTCTCTAGACCAATGAAGCCATTCATTCCATTCACATACCTAAGGCTGGGTAGATGGATTTATGACGATACCTCCCTTACCGAACAAGCCGCAACTCTCCAAGACGTACTAGAGAAGCGGGGACGTCAAATCGTAGAGAGTGCTGACGCCGCTAACTCCACTAAAGTTTTCAATACCATAATGGTAAACGCCAAAGACATTCAAAAATATAACGGTGATCCTTCTCAGTCAATTGCGGCACGCGGGGACGTTCGTGAGGCTTTCAAGCGCGAGGCTCCACCCCAACTCCCCTCATACGTCCTGACCGATAAGATAGACGCTCGCAACGAAATCGACAATATCTTTGGTGTACACGCTCCCCTACGGGGTGAGGCAACTACATCCCCAACGCTTGGACAAGAGGTCATGAGCCAAAGGTCTGATTTGGGTCGCATGGGTCCCCTCCTAGAAGTTCTTGAAGCTGGCTCCACCCAGGTATATAGATGGATGACTCAACTATACAAGGTCTTTGGAGACGAAACCCATTTTGTCCCCTACACCGGAGACACTGGAACTACCTCACATATTGAGTTTAATAAGCACAAAATAGGAGACGGTCTCCTTATTGGTATAGAGTCTGGTTCCTCTATGCCAAACGATAAGGAATCAGATCGTAGAGAAGCTATTGAACTAGCTAAATTAGGTGGACGTATAGACCCATTATCATTTGCTCAAAAACTACACCTCCCTAATCCCAGGGAATTTGCTAAGCGCCTAGTCTACTTCCTTTGGACCCCCGACAAATACATGAGTGAAGTGTTGGGCATGGGTGAAGGAGATCAGAACCAGGCACAGGCTGGGGCGGTAATTGAGCGAATTAAGCAGGGAGAGAATGTTCCCCCACAAGTAAACCCAACAAAAGAATATATCGCCATGTTTAACCAATATATTCAAAGTCCAGAATTTAAAACCCTTGACCCCGAAGTACAACAGTTGATGATAGAACACATTAAGGCCACGATGGCGGGGGCACAAGGATCTCTTAATAATTCTGGCAATCCCGCACCTCCAGCCCCTCCCGCACAACCACAAGGATTTTTACAAGCATTAACTAGTCGATTTGGCGGACAAAAGCCGTCAGAAGGAGGTTCACTATGAACGACATGGTTCAATCAATGGGAGATTACGAAAAGGAAAATAAGAAAAGAGAGGCAGCTCTAAAGGCTCGGTTAGGGAAGCTCCCCAATACCAATTCTATAGTAGCCGCCGCATTAAAAGATGAGAGGAACGATTCCCAAGAAGACAAACGGGCGACAGATTGGGGCATTGTTTCTAAACTTCACGAAACAGCAAGAGATCAATATGTGCAAGAAGGAAAGCCTTTCAAAAAGGTCATGGCCGATCTATCTGAGGCAATATCAAAACTCTGACTTGACATTTGCGTAGAATAATGTATCTTTTGATATAGAGGTCATAAACCCAATTATTAGTTTTATTTAATAAAAGGGGCTTTATGCAATTTTCTAACAGGGTTACGACTATAACTCAAGATGAAATCATCCCAGCTGCGGTTGATACATTTTTGAGCGACAACTTTATTTCTTTCCGCTTTCTAAGCAACGCTGCTAAATGGCGCGGTCATCAGATGAGCAAACCACTAAAAATCGGCAAGAGTTCTCTTGGTGGTTCTTTCTCTGGTCTTGACACTCACTCAACCAGTACCGTTGAAACGCGCGTACTTATGACCTACGATGTTCGTGGTTATGAAATGCCAATCGCAATTCCCGGAATGGAAAAGGCGGTTAACCGAACCGATGCACAGGTCCTCGACCTCGTTGCTGTTGAAACTGAGTCCGCTCAGCAAGACGCACTTGATGATGTCGCAGAAATGCTTTACGGCGACGGAACAGGAAACTCAAATAAAGACTTCATCGGACTAGACGCACTTAATGATGACGGTACTTCTGTTGTCACTCTTGGTGGACTTTCCCGCACAACCTATCCAACCATTAAATCAACTCGTACTGCGTCTGGTGGTAATCTCAGTCTGACCAACCTCGCGACTCTTACGAGTAACGTGAGCTCGGGTTCTTCTATGAGACGCCGCCCAAGTGTTATCGTTTCCGGAGAGGGAGAATGGGATCTATACGAATCACTCTTGACTCCAATGGTTAGATCCAACTACCAAGCTAACGGTCAACCAATGGTTACTCGTTCCAGTGCGGGAGTTGTGTCCGCAGGTCAGTTAAATGGTGCACAAGGATATGCCGCACTTACCTACAGAGGCATTTCTTGGGTAGCAGATGAGAAGGCTCCATCAGGAACTATCTGGATGCTCAACGAAAAAGACCTCCAGTGGTATGGACTTGCTGACAAAGACATGAAACAGATCAGTCTTGGCAAGGTTGACATGGACAACACCTACAGTGATGCTCCGAGTAAATACACAGGTTTCCAATGGACAGACTTCATGAATCCGATCAACCAATATGGTATGGTCGCTCACCTGTATCTCCTTGGTAACTTCACGTCATTCAATCCAAAGACCTTGGGTCGTCTGACAGGTGTTACGGGAGTATAAATTAATTAATAAATAAGGAGGACCTTTTATGTTATCAGGATCACCAGCAATTTTTGACCTGGATCCCTACACAGAGTCAAGTGTCCAAATGCACCAAGTAGGTGCACGCGGAATTGATAAGTGGGGAGACTCTTATCGTTATGCTCAGATCGGCGCCTCAGCCGTTGTGTGTGGGTTCATTATGACCCAGCCAGCAGCTAAGCCTAATCATAGCAACTGTGCAGCTAACGCTTCATACGCCGCTAACACGACCAACAAAATAAGGGTTACGCTTGGCGCAACCGCAGTCGTTGCGAATGAATACGCAGACGGATACTTTGTAGCCGTTGATAACGGTCTTCAGGGAGAGCAGTACCGAATCATCAGTCACCCGGCCGCTGATTCCGCCGCTACATTAGTTGTTACGCTAGATCGCAGAGTTAAATCCGCGATTGTTCTTACAACTGATGAGTTCGCGCTTGTGCACAACACATGGAGAAAATCCATCGTTGCCGCAGTTAGTATAGCCCGCGCCGCAGGAGTACCAGTGTATGACACGACAGCCTCTTATTACTCATGGCTTAAAACCAGGGGTATTCAGAGCGTGCTGATCGGTTCCGCTGCAACTCTTGGCGCTGACCTTATCGCCGCTGCAACTGGAGCTGTTACTGACAGAACTGACGTACTTGGTGCCTCAGCTGAACCAGTAGTGGCTGTCTGTGACGCCTTAGTAGGTGTCGCAACTGAGTACAGTGCAGTACGACTAGTTATTGACTAAGTAATTTAATAACCTGGAGGAGATCACATCAAATCCAGGACATTATCCGCCCTTGACCTGGCAATCTGACCAGAGAGGGAGAAATATAAAGGAGATTATGAGTAAGAAAAAAGTAGTAAAACTTATAGAGTGTGAGGATTGTCAGGCAACTGGCTTAGTTCTTCCCGAAAATAATAAACAATATAGTTCTCAGGCCACAGAAATGTGCCCATCTTGTGATGGATCTGGGAAGAAAGAAGATAAATAATGACACCTACAATTGAAAGCTATATTCCAGTAGTTAAATTTCACGGATTAAATACTAATAAAGCAGTGGTATTGGGTAGCACCCTTGCCGTTACAGGAGTTTCGACATTTACTGCAGCACCAGCGTTTACTGCAGCACCAACTGGCGCTAGTTCTTTGAGAATAGTCACTGACAGTGCATTAGTTGGAGCAACTGTTGTATTGACCGCCGCACAATGCGGACAGGTATTCAATAACCGCGCCACTAGTGGGTCTCCCTCTTGGACACTACCAACAGCTGCAAACGGACTATGGTATACGTTCACAGTGTCTAATGTTACGACTGGATTCACCATTACTGGTGGAACTATGAAGTACAAGACATCTGCAACAGGAACAACCCTATCTACAACCACGCTTACAAACACCCAAGGTACCGCGGTCTTAAATGACGCGATCACCTTTGTTTGTGACGGTACTGTATGGCGCATGGTCGCTCAATCAGGTATTTTCGCTTAATAACAGTTAGAAACCAAAATGTAAAGACCCCTGAAATACGGGGTCTTTACACAAGTGATACAATAATTGTATGGTAAAAACAACGTCTTCATTTAACCGCGATGCAAATTTTGTCCCAATAACAACTGATGGTTTAATAACTAAGAAAGCAGTAACGTTCTCGAACGTTGCCGGAGGTGGCGCAACCGGAACGGTAGACCTGTTCACTGTCACTGGCATGGTATATGCCAAAGTAATTGGTATTTGTTCTGTTGACCTAGTTGGTGCCGCCACTCTCTCAGTAGGAGTAACCGGATCGACAGCTTTATGTCTTGCTCAGATTGCCGACGCCACAACCCTAGGTGCTGGTGAAATATACGCTGATGCAACTGCTACAATATTCAAAATAGTAACTGCTCTAATCCCCCCTGAAAATGTAGTAACAACCGCAATATTTGCAACCGTTGGAGCAACTAATATCACGGCAGGTGAAGTAGACTTTTATTGTATTTGGCGTCCGATTTCATCCGATGGGAATGTAGTCGCCGCATAAGGAGTTACTTTGCAAACAGGAACTATACCAACCAGCCTTGCCGTCTCTGAGAAGGTCGTATCCGTTGAGGACCAACAGATAATTCAGAGAGTAAACCAAGAATTATTTTACCTAAATAAACAAAAACTAAAACTAACCGAGGAAATTAAACTCCTCAATAGAGAATTTGAGGATCTAAGGGAGTCTAATCGAATATTTGACCAAACCAATAAAATCCAAAGGGAGGCAGAATTAAAGGATCTCGAATCTCGCAAGGGTAGAATGTTAGAGGAACTAGAACTAGAAAAGCGAATGGTCGAAGGACATGAGCAAAAGTTGGCAGAAGAAGAACGTTCCTACCTAGATATAGCCGAATACTACGCTGATCTCGCAGATGAGTTAGTCTGGGAAAACGCACAGAATGACACCCAGAGAGCGGAAATAAAGAAGAATAAGTCCTACGTCCTTCTAAAGAGGCGCATGGTCGATCAAGACGCTGAGGAAACCCTTATTGTAGTAAAGCAGACCCGGGAACAACTAGTATCGGCAAAGTTAAAAGCCGAAACGATGCAGGCAGACGCAGCTAAGTTTAAATTAGCAAACGCATATATAAACACAGAATTAAATTATCTTAAAAAAGAACTCCTAGAAAAAAAGGCAATTCTTATCGCAAAACATGAAACACTGACTCAAAGGGAGGCGAAACTCTCGGAGCGGGAAATGGAAATCAGGGATGCACGTCAACAGTTGTCCCGTGCACAAGCAGAATTGAATATATAGAGTATAATTAAATTATGACAAGCTCACCAAGAGATAACAATGGAATTGTTGGATTAATAGCCAAGTCATCATCTGATAATACTGTAGTGGTAGTTGAGGCAGATCCAACCACTAAACGACTTAAAGTTGATGCAACTATTACCACGGGACTGACTGCGCACGCCGCAGTCACGGATGGAGAGGTGGTTGCTGGGGCAAATGTTGGAATATTGATACTTGGAACAGATGGGACAAATTATCAACTACTATCTACTGACACACTTGGTAAACTAAACGTCAATACCGCTATTACAGGCTTTGCTACTGAGGTGGGAAATCTAGCCTCGGTTAAAACAAATACAGATAAAATCCCAGCACAAGGTCAAGCACTGGCGGCTGCCTCAACTCCCGTAGTCTTGACTGCTGCACAAATATCTACACTTACACCTCCAGCTGCGATCACCAACTTCGCTAATGAAACAGGTGGAAATCTCGCATCAATTAAGGCAAAAACAGACAACATTCCTGCACAAGGTCAAGCCTTAGCAGCAGCATCAACTCCAGTAGTTTTGACAGCTGCACAGGTTACGACCTTAACTCCACCAGCAGCTATAACAGGCTTTGCTACATCAGCCAAACAAGATACCGTTGACACATCAATCAACACGCTTCTAAAGCCTGCTAGTACCCTTGCCGCAGTCACAACTGTAACAACTCTCACAGGCACTACAACCTTGACTCCTGGAACTGCGGCTGCAAACCTTGGTAAAGAAGAAGACGCAGCACATACATCAGGTGACGTGGGAGTCTTTGCACTTGGAGTTAGAAATGACACCCTCGCTACTGGATCTGGTACAACGGGGGACTACACCCAGATTTCTACCGACTTAAAGGGTCGTGTCATGGTAGGGTCTGCACCAAGAGATCTCAAAGGAGACCAAACAACCACAATAACAGCTTCAACAACGGAAACCACCATAGTAACTGCTATTGCATCTACTTTTATTGATATTTATGGAGTTATTTTAGCAAACACTGGGTCTACAGCCACATCAGTTACCATTCGTGATGTTACGGCAGGGACTTCTAAGGGTCAATTATATGTCCCAGCGGGTGATGTGAGAGGCTTTATGTTACCTATTGACGCAGCTTGGAAACAAACGACAGTAAATACTTCATGGACTGCACAATGCTCGGCATCAACATCATCATTAGTTGTAACAGTATTCTATATCAAAAACGTATAATATGGCAGCACCAACAGTAGCTCTCAATACTCCAAATGATGTAGCCACGGGGGTATCAACAACGCCAGATTTACTCTTTACAGGAACAGACATTGATAGTGATAAGCTTCAATATAGGGTACAGGTAGATACGGCTAATACATACAAGCACATTTCAGTAGACATAATTATTTTAGACACAAACAACGCTACAAGCGGAGTGGTACAGGGGTCTAGTAGCGTAACGGGGGCGTAGGGTATGGCACTTCCAACTGGTGGAACGATAACAACCTCTGGATCATATACAATCCATACTTTTACAAGTAGTGGAACTTTTACGACAGATAAGGCAATAGATGTTGATTATTTAGTTGTGGCTGGCGGTGGATCGGGTGGTAATTATAGTGGATCTAGTCGGGGCGTGGGAGGTGGTGGTGCTGGAGGAATGAGGACGGGGACTTTATCAATTACGATTGGAGGAAAGACAGTAACTGTTGGAGCTGGGGGGATAGCACCTGCTGGTGGTGGGATTGGGTTAAACGGTGCAAACTCTGTTTTTGATTCAATCACTTCTACTGGTGGTGGGGGTGGAGATAGTGATACCGTAGGAAACGCCAGTGCTGGCGGATCAGGAGGCGGAGCGTGCGACACTAGGTCTGTTGGAGCTGGTACTGGTGGTCAAGGAAACAATGGCGGGAAAAACACTGATTTTGGTGGAGCTGGCGGTGGTGGGGGTGCGGGTGCGGTAGGATCTGGTGGCACGGGATACTCTGGAAAGAGTGGAGGTGCGGGATCAGCATCTAGTATTTCTGGTTCATCGGTCAATTATGCTGGCGGTGGTGGGGGTGGAAGTTATGCTGGTGGAGGAGTTGGAGCTGGTGGAACTGGCGGAGGCGGCAATGGTGGTAATGGAGCTGGAACACCAGGAACAAGTGGTGGCACAAACACTGGTGGAGGTGGCGGTGGAGGAGCTGACAGCACAAGAAATGCGGGCAACGGTGGATTAGGAATAGTAATAGTTAGATACCTAACAAGTTTATTCCCTTCAGGCACAACCTCAACCATGCTTATGATGGGGGTTTGATGAATTGTATATTCACAGTTCCAGGGTTTTCTGAGGAGTGGGTTAATGGTGATATACTAATCATATGAAGACAGTAATATCTACAATTAGACAGGTAGCGGAACAGTTAGTTGTCCGCGTAAGATATTCCTCAGAAGAAGCAGAAAAAAAGGACTCACTCGGGAAAATAGCACCCCGCAATTTTCTAGAAGAACAGGATATCGTTATGTCCCCTAGTTCTAGTGTGAATGCCGTTCTACTAGCTGTAGCAAAGGCTCGGAAGGACTTCACCGAAATTATGCCAGAAAGAGATAAGATATCCGCCCTAGTGGGGGTAGATTTGGTCCTGCCAGAAGTAAAAGACACTAAGGAAAAGCCAGAAGTAAAACCAGTATAAATAAGGAGGTCTATGAACCAACTACCTAACAGTGAGATAGTAGAGAATATCAGCGGAGAGAGGAGGTAATGGATCTGTATGACATACAAACTATTTGATACTTTCCTAGAAGACGGGTTTTATGTAACTCAAAACTACATGAATAATCCCTCTTACTATGCACAGTTTGGACTAAAGGGACATGAGGGAGTGGATTTTGGACATAAAAACAAAGAGGTTATTGTTAGATCTCCAATATCTGGTACGGCTTTTGTTTCAACTAATAAAAACTACGGTGAATACTGTGTTATTGAAGACTATAAACAGCAATGTGGTGTTTATATCTGTCATATGCAAAAAATCAAGGTTATCTCTGGGCAAGAGATTAAAGTTGGACAGCAAATTGGAGAGATGGATGACACTGGTAATTCAAATGGCGAACACGTTCACTTTAACTTTCTAATATTAGAGAACGGATCGAATAAATATCGATCAAAACAATTTAATTATGGTTATTTAGATCCCATGTATCCCAGAGACACTGGAAAAACTGTTAAACTTCCAGGAGTTGAGGAATATGTTATAGAATGGGGAAAAGGAGTAAATACGAGCGATACTACATTACAAGACAAAATCACAGTCTTAGAGCGTGATCTAGCTGAACAAAGACAGCAAGTAAGTAATTATGTCGAGCAGGTATCAGGCTGGACCAAGAAGTATGACGAGTGCAATACCCAAAGAATAGAGGCGGGCGCTAGCTCAGACGGATTCAGGAAACAATATAATGAATACCTAGCCAAAGTAGCTGGAAAACTAGGAACTAGACAAGAAGAAGTGGAAACCCTTTCAGCTATTGATACCTTGATAACTAAAGAGGATAAGCTAACTGATTTATTGGAAGAGAGAGCTACTGAAGCTACTCTTAAAGCCAAGGAGTACAAAGAAACAGTTGAAGCACTCGTCGTCGAGATTGCGAGTCTCAAGACTCAACTAACGACCCTTGAAACAAAGATTGCGAACCTACCCAACCATACTGATATAATTATCAAGAAACAAAGTATAATAGATATTATTAAGAAAATATTTGGAGTCAAATAATATGAAGCGAAAAATCAAAACAGCCGATCAGGTATTTCCAGAATGGAAAATCCTCGTTTATCGAGGGGTGCGTGGAGCAATCGGGGCAGGACTAGCTCAGGCTTTTCTAATCCCTATGGACCTTAATAACCCAGAGGCGTGGCTTAGGCTTGCCGGCGTATCATTTCTAGCAGGGTTTATTCCTGCTCTTGGTAAGTTCCTACGAGACTACCTGGACTCAAGATTTGGATACGGTGAGAAATCAATAATCGCTAAAACAATGCCTATCTAATATGACTGATGTTAATGTACCAGCCACACTATCACCTACTGACCATGACGGACTGGTAACTCTAATCGCCAACTTTGGTTCTTTTACCAAGCAATATACTCAAGACATAAAAGAGATTAAAGAGAATGTAAACGGGCGACTGATTGGGCATGACGCAGAGATTAAAACAAATGGAATGAGAATAACTGCACTTGAAAAGCTAGTGACTGAAACTAATCCTACTGAGGCAGTTAAAGACCTCTATGCTCTAAAAGCTGAATACCACGATGATAAGACAAAGTTTAATACTTACAGAGTAGTCGGTGGGATTGTGGGTGGAGCGATTATGTGGGGGATTACTCAATTACCAAACATCCTACGGGGCTGGGGGCTGTAATGTCGCCAGAAGGTCACAAGCCTTCTGAGTTATTATCCACCCTCGCCGTTATCGGTGGTATTTTACTATTGTCTGAGTTTGCATTTTCAAAGGGAGTTAGGAAGCAGATACTAGATCGTGATAAGCACAGGAGTGTCTGGAGTGGAAAGACGGAAAATCTGGAGGCGGCACACATCTCTCACAACAGGGCTGATCCAAAATATAACACTGTAGAAAATGGGCGTATATTAACCACAGGCGAACACCTACAAGATCACATAAACAGGGCGGGTACAGAGGGGCTAGGGCTAAGCAATGAGGGAAATGATTGGGCAATAAATATGATCTGGAGGCGTTTCTGGGGACTAGACAAGAGGGGGGATTAGTAGATTGACTATTTGGTGTATCATATACCCATGAAGATCAATACGATCGAAAACGCAGTCGGAAACAAAGTAAAGCTCCATTGTGAGACTTGCAGAAAAATTCTCTCACTTGAAGATTTTGGACTAGAGGACTTCGCAAGTGGAATCATTGATTTAGTTGCTCTACGAGGCGAACTCCACGAGCAGAGACATCCCAAGCACAAACCCGAGGTGTATGTGTATAAAAGACTCCCAACCAATCAAGAGATCCGTAAGGGATAATGTCGATCTATTTGGACTATCTGAAAACAACCAAACCAGGTTACAACCTCTTTGGAAACTCCTCGCTGTTGAGCATGAAGTATCATTAAAGCGTTTAGCCTGGTTCAGTATATCTACATTAAGACTACTTCTTTTTTCCGTCTATGTCAAATCTAAAACTTTAGATGTATACTCTACACAGTAAAAACCCCAGAGGGATTTTTTATGACAAAAGATAAAATTATCTGCTCCGCGATAAAAGAACATTCGACTGGTGAGGTGTGGTTTGGTGAGAGGCACGCCGATTGTATTTGGTTAATGGGGAAATTCGATAGAGACTTTTCAACACTAGATACTGAGGGATTCTGGGTAATAGGTCGTGGATACAATGGTCGCTTTGTTGACCGCAGGGAAGCCTACCAAATCGCGGTAGAGCTTGGTAAGGTCCCGCCGGCGACCACACAACAGATAGCGAATAACAATACCCCAGAATTAAGGAGTATAGATCTATGGTAAGACGATGGTTAAAAAACCAGTAACTAAAAAGGAGTAACCTATGAAAGTACTATCACTTTTCGATGGAATTTCCTGTGCAAGAGTAGCACTAGAAAGAGCAGGAATACCTGTAGAGGCGTATTACGCAAGTGAAATTGACAAGTACGCTATGCAAATATCAGCAAAGAATTATCCTGACATTGTGCAGGTGGGGGATGTGAAAAATCTTTTATCACCAGTATCAAACGGACACAAGATAGATTTGCTTATCGGTGGCTCACCTTGCCAAGACCTATCCATAGCAAAGAAAGACCGTAAAGGACTAGACGGAGAACGCTCAGGCTTATTCTGGGAGTATGTTCGTATTTTGCACAAAGTAAAACCAAAGTATTTTATTCTTGAGAATGTAAACAGTATGCCAAAAGAAGCAAAGGCACTTATTACAGAAACTCTAGGGGTAGAGCCGATTATGATTAACGCCGCACTTGTATCTGCCCAGAATAGAAAGCGATTATTTTGGACTAATATACCAAATGTAACATTACCAGAGGATAGAGGGATATTGTTGAAGGATATTCTGGAGCAAAAGGTTGATGAGAAGTATTTTTTGAACAACGAAAGAATAAAATACGTACTAAACAGACCAAAAAACTTTGCTGTAAAAATAGACCCAGAAAAAACAAATACATTGAGAACTAACTACGAAAACGCTTCGGCTAATGAAACCTATGTAACTCAACGCATCGGTCAAATCGGCAAAGGTGGACAAGCCGACCGCATCTACTCTCCAGAGGGCAAGTCAGTAGGTCTATCAGCTCTCGGTGGTGGTAGAGGTGCAAAGACGGGGTTGTATATGGTGCAAACTTCTCGGGGATATAATAAAGGTGGAATAAAAGCACTAGACGGAAAAACGCCAACACTT